ATGGATACATTCTACCGTTACGATTTTTTATGTCACCCTGAAGGAAAACTCCTTCAATATAGAGATTTTTTTTACCGCCACGTTCTTCGACGATAACCTCTACATTTTCTATTTCTTCTCTAATAAGTTTCATTAGTCTAATTTCCGTAAGCAACTTGTGTAACTAAAACACTTGCACCATTTGATGCAGCGGTAAGTGTATCTGTAGCATCTTTTTCTAAAATAACAGACTCTTTAGTATTAACAGTCAAACTACCAACAGTTGCACCACCAGATGTTTTTCTGGTAATTAACAACGCTGCAGAGTGATTATTAAAAAGTCTCACCACAGTAGCACTGCCAACATTAGATGCTGAAGATAGATTACCTTCGGCTGCTAATACTTTAATCCTCATTTTCTGGTTCCTCTTCTTGAGCTACAGTTGGTTCTTCTTCAACTTCAGGTTCATCATTAAAAAGATCTGCAACAGCTTCGGGTCTTTCCGTTTCCACTCTTTGTGCAGACTTTGCATAAAGAATGTCTTTTATGCCATCAGATATTTCATGGGCGGGTGCATCATCTAACACCATATCAATTAATTTTGCAGAATCCACGATTATGTAAATATACTACCAACTATTTATATTTCGCCACCTTCAGGAGCTTCAACCGCCTTACTATCCTTTTCAGAATCAGGCTCTGTTATATTTGATTGTTGTGCAGCAACATCAGTTGCAGCTGCAGTAACATCTAATTGTTGCATTGCAACAGGATCAACATATAATCCTGCCTCAATTTCAGCAGCGATTAATTTATCTTGTTCTACAATCTCATCATCAGTTTGATGTAATACTTTTCTTCTTACATAATCTTGTGAGAAATATTTTCCAACGTATGGTTCTGCCTGTGATAGATTAGCCATCCTTTCTTGGAACAATTCACTCTCTTTTAATTCTGCAAAATGATTATCATAGATGTAATCAAATTGAATATGTTCTGACATACCAGACCAATCCTCTGGTGTAATTACATTTTTTAAAAGTAATTGTGTCTTTAACATATCAAGGAACATGTTTGAGAATCTCTTTCTCAATCTTCCTACAAATTTATTAAATCTAAGTTCATCTCTTAATATCTCTGATGATCTTCCTAAATTAAATCCACCCTCTCCACCTAAACGAGTTTCGGGAACTCCTAAAGCTTTGTAGAGTTTTTTCTGGAAGTAATTAATATCTGTGATTTCTCCAAGATTTTGACCGCCAGGCAATGTAGTAATTTCCGTACCTCTACCACCTTCTCTTCTTGGTAGCCAAAAATCTTCTAACATTGACATAAATTTTTTGTCATCACGAACTTCACCAGTATTAGCATCATAGACCAACTTTGATCTATAACGATTCATGACTTCACGAAGATATTGTTCTGCTTTTACTTTAGGTAGATTACCAACATCAATATAAAATATTCTTCTTTCTGGAGCTCTTGATAATCTATAAATTACAAGACTATCTTCAATCATTCTTAATTGATTTAAGGCTTTGATTCCCTTATGTAACCATGATAAGGTGATGTGTTTATTACGATCTACTAAACCTGATGTGCAATATGTAACAGCGTCCTTTGCAATTTTTATAGATCCTTGAACACCATTAGTTGGACTATAACTTTTATTAGCTCCGCCTGTAGGATTGTATTCAAAATACTCATCCAACTGTGGAGTAATTGCAAGTTTCTTATCTTGAGGTACTAAATTTACTGTGTTGATATCTTTTTTCTTCATTTGACGCACATATTTTACCTTAAGTGCATCAATATATCTTAATTCTTGTATTCCTTCTCTTGGATTTTCAAGATCAATTACCTTATGATAATACAATCTACCATCAATATACCAATTACGGAATATTTCATGTGATTTTGAATCAAAATCTAATAGGTCTTTTATATA